CATTCATTTCAGCATCAGCAACGTAGATATGCATAGTCAACATCCAGTCCGTAGTGGAGACGGTAGGATTCACGAGGTCACTCTCCGCCTCGAACTTCTGAGGACGATTCCTGAGGGGAATATACCACTTCGTGTTAATATGATTTCCAGCATCGTTGTCGACTCCCTCCAACCTCCATGTCTTATCGAAAAACTTCTTGAAATACTTCCTGTCCACATGAGCGTGGATCGCCATGTAATTCGGCTCAGCCTTTTCCACATGGAACTCACTCAACGAACAGTTCTTTTCTGTTTCACGAGTCTTGAAAAGTTTCTTGTCATCCGACGTATGACTCGAATTCTGTGTATCGGCTCTCTCGATCTTCTTATATCCGATGAGCACCCGCATGAACGTAGCGGTACTTGCTTGAAGATTCTTCGCATGGAATTGCACCGCCAATCCTGTCGCGGTAATGTAGCGACCCGTCCGACGAGTTTTGTTAGCTTGAATGCTATTGAAGTCTCCCGTAGTTGAGACGTACTTCGGGTTTGTCAAATCGAAGCTTGCCATATTGTATACCGTATTAGGTTGAATCGATGTAACCGGTTGAACGGTGATCAGTCGCTTGGACTCACCAAGCTTGGCCGCTGCGCGCCTAACTCGTGTTCCCCACGACGACTTCTTGCGACCATAACGGCGGTAACGACGCCGGAAAGTACGCCTGCGACGACCCCTGAAACGACGCCTGCCAAAACGGCGGCGACGATATCCTGGCATTGTAGGTTGTGTGAAGGCTCCACTCTGTCTTGGAAGAAGGACAGGAGTTGTAAGAGTACCCTGTCCAATTGCTCTGCCACCCCAACCACGATCGGGTGTAATAGGAGTACCTAGTTGAACGAGCGGACTATGATGTCTCGCACGCTGAATAGATTGTCTAGCCGGACTATGAGAATCCCACCAGTCACCTGCTTGACCAAATGTTATTGCGTTGGCAGCTTCGCGGAGGTCGTTGTAAGCAGTTTGAACTTCGTGCCTAACCTCGTCTAATGAAGGAAGATCCGACATTGTGTTTTATGCCTCCGCGTGGAAGTGACTGGCTAGTATTACCCAGTCACTTCCCGTCCACGTCCACGACTCACACGTATGTAGACTTTGTACTGCGCGAAGATTTTGAATTTCGCGCGTGCGAATTTTTTGCCGGGTTAGCTTTGGTTTTTTTTTTCTCCGGCACAATGCTTTCACCATGAGGGCCGTTCGTTGGTGCTTCACACTGAACAATCCCACCGCCGGGGAGACTCAGGCCCTCTCCGACCTCGGTGCTACTGAGCATGTCGACTATCTGGTCTTTGGTCGGGAGACCGGAGAGTCCGGAACGCCTCATCTACAAGGTTTTGTCATCTTCGCCGAACGCAAGCGCATGAATCAAGTCAAAGCTATTTTAGGTGAACGTTATCATCTAGAAGCAGCCAAAGGAACACCGAAACAAGCCTCTGACTACTGTAAAAAGGATGGCGACTTCGAGGAATTCGGCTCGTTCGAAAACTCCCAAGGTAAGCGAACCGATTGGGATACTTTCAAAGATTGGTGCCTTTCGCAAGAGCGCTTGCCGACCGAAAAGGAAATATGTCTCGCTTTTCCCCGCTTGTACGGCCAGTACCGCCATGCGGTTCTTCAGATGGCTCGTCTTCTGAGTCCGTCTCCTCTTCTAGTCCAAGGAGATCTTCTAGAATGGCAGTCAGCTCTTGAACAGCAGTTGTTAACTGAGCCAGACGACAGGTCAATTCATTTTCTCGTCGACCCAGAAGGTGGGGCAGGTAAGAGTTGGTTTTGCTCATATTGGTTGAGTAAGCACGGAGATGAAACGCAGATATTGTCGGTTGGTAAAAGGGATGATCTCGCTCACGCTGTTGATGAATCGAAAAGGTTCTTTTTCTTCGACGTTCCCCGAGGAGGAATGGAGTATTTCCAGTATTCAATCTTGGAGCAGCTGAAAAACCGAATCGTGTTTTCCCCCAAGTACGAGTCTACGACGAAACTTCTCGTCCACCGTCCACACGTCGTTGTTTTCAGTAATGAAGACCCAGATCAATCCAAACTTACTTCTGATCGCTTCGACATTGTATCTTTTAGCGATGCCGTACAGAGGACGTAAACATGACACTATGTGGAGGAAAAGGGCGATGCCCTATTGGTTCAAGCCAGCATGGACAAACGATTTGAACTTTCACTATTATTTGGTTAGGAACGGTTTGATGCCGTCATTCTTACGCAGGACGAGTAATTCACAAGAGTACGCTTATCGCCGCTGGAAGCGCACAGGACGCATGGCGACCTTTCGTCGTAGGTTTAGTTAATGTCACGGAAATAGTAGGTTGCAGTGAACGAATAACTTGCCAAATTGGTCGTCGTAACGACATTCATTTCAGCATCAGCAACGTAGATATGCATAGTCAACATCCAGTCCGTAGTGGAGACGGTAGGATTCACGAGGTCACTCTCCGCCTCGAACTTCT